ATTTTATAAACCATTCTTTTTTATCCGATTGTTGCCAGTACACATCGACACCGTGTCCGGCGAGTGACGGGTGCGAGAAATACCACCGCCAACCTCCGTCCTCTTGTGCTTGTAGTCTGTTTTCATACTGCGTAACAACTTCTGCATTCGAGGCATCAACCTCATCATGGATTAAAAGCCCTGCTGGAATCATCATCGCTTGTTTTGCCGTAAACGTACCGCGATAGAATATCATTGCCTCTCCAACCTGCTTCTGCTCAACGGTATCGTGGTCTTTCGTCCATTCTTGTAAAATAGGATTCTGCGCAATGATACGATTGAATGAACCACCGACCATATCCTGAACGTCCCCCATTGTCGGCAAGGTATATATAATCTGTCGCTTAAACTTCTTTGCTATATAAAATGCTTTGAGAATGTTACAAACTGTCATCCCCACCTGAGGTGGCTTCAAGATTACCTGCTTCGGACTCAAATCGTTGTAAATATCAAATAGAAACTTTCGCTTTGTAAACTCTATCGGGAAACCAACTTCATTCTTTATCTGATGTTTCAACGCCCACAATGCCGGACTCAACTCCATCGCTTGGCTTATCTGTTCCTCGGTATAAGGCATTTAACTTCTCGTTAAGTTGCTTGATTATCAACGGCGCATCGACCTCTACGTTCACATTCATTGTTTTATCTACGGTGTTATAACCAGCACGATCTAATTGGTCTTTATTTGCGTTCAATCTAACTGCTTCATTTTTTGCCGTTTTTCCTAATGATTGAATCTCCATTGTGGCTTCTATCGCATAACCATCAATCAATGCCCTCACGTTGGGTTTAGTAAGGTTTTCACTCGCTATTGATTTCGCTACGTCCTTACTTGTTGTGTCATAGTTTTTCAAGGCTGCTTGCGTACCATTCCCTGATTCTATGTAGTCCTTAGCGAATCCCCTTTGTTTTTTTGTTGCTACGCGTGCCATTACCAAAATTATAACCCTCTGTTACTCCCTAGTCAAACCTACTCATGCGTCCTAAACTCTTGTACGCAATCTTCTGGCTTTCCTGCTCTTATCTCAACCATCTTTCCATTCTTTTGGGCGAACAATTTAAAATTACCGTCCCCTTGTTGAATTATGCTTATCGCCAACGGATTCTTTAATGGATTGAAGTAAGAGTCATCAGCGTATCCTATCGGAATCCCTTGCATTTCTTCCGCCTTTTTTATCTCTTCTGCGGGGGTTTCGTTCATTTTTTTGTTTTTTTATACTCCTCCCAGAGTTCCTTTATAAATTGTACCGCTTCTTCCTTTGACCTCGTACTTTGCCCCACTCCTTCCCACCCAACGCCCGTTATTTCTTCCAATACCTTAGCTTCTATTTGCCGTATTCTTTCCCGTGTAACGCCGAATGCTTTTCCGCACTCTTCGAAGGTATGCGTTATTCCATCTTCCAAACCAAAGCGCATCTTTATAATCTGTTCTTCTCTTTCACTAATCATATATTTCTTTCTTTTATCGCATTTTCGACCGTTTTTCTGCAATGACCGCAGATTTCTTTCTGTCCCGTGATGACTTGATTGATCGCTTTGACATATATCTTTTGTTGTTTTATCTGCCAGCGGAATCTCAATCGGTGGCAGTTTTCGCATCGCTTCATTATCATACTCCTAGTTCTTTTTTATCTTTTTTGACTCTTTTTTCTATCGCTCTTAATTCGGCTCTCTCTTTTACTCTTTTTCGTGGCAGCTTTTTTCCTTTCATTGAGGTGTCTGCATGGCGTTTTTAATCACTTCGTCTAGTGTATTATCGGGGCGAGGTAATAAGACAACACTTCCCGCTGTTAAAACGCCCGCAGCCACCCCCACGGCACTCTTGACCGCGCCTAAAACAACATCGTAGCTATCGACAATTCCAGCTTCAACCATATCAACCACCTTTCCATTCTTTGAATTAAATCCTTTTGTGCCACCGATACCTAAAACTTTTGATGTTTCATATCCACTATTCTCAACAATCTGCCTCCATGGAGCGCATAGTGCTTGCATAAGAATTTGACCTCCTATCAATTTACCATCTAGTTCATTTGCCGCATTAAGCAAAGCTACTCCTCCTCCTGGAAGAATCCCGTGTTGCATCGACGCCCACGCCGAGTTTATAGCGTCCTCAATCTTCAACCTTCTATACGCCAAGCCACTTTCACTATGCCCTCCCACAAAATATCGCGCTGTCTTTGTATTCAATCTCGCCACGCGTGCAAGACTTTCGTCGCTTCCATCAACCTTGAGTGCGAGTAAATGAGTCGTTAAGTCTTTGATTCCGTCGATAAATGTATCATCGCGGTTTACTGTTATCTTTCCAAAGCGTCCCAAGAAACTCATACTACAATCCTTCATCTTTATGCCAGATGCCGGACCAATAATTTTAGCACCTGAGGCTTTCTCCAAGTCCTCCCACCACAAATCGTTGAATACTGTCGGCATCTTAATGACTAAGAATCTAATTCCAAGCGTTTGCGGGGCACGGGCAAGGATAAATGAGTTCAGAATCGGTGCGTCCATCTCATTACAGAAGATAACTAAGTCTTTTACTGCCTGATTTTGCAATTCTCCGATTAGTTTTTCCATCTCTCCTTGAGAAGTTATCTTGCTATACGCCAATAAAACTAACGGATTCTCAATCGTAGCCTGATAGGTATATTCCCCGCTTGCTAATTGATCGCACATATACCTTGAGGCGTAGGTGGCTGAATCAATTTTAATCCCCGTACCGATTGAATATGAATCCTCGGTCGTCTTACTTGGCTCCCAGTTTATGATTCCATCTTTGCCTATAGACTTATAGATTTCGGCAATCATCTTGCCTATTTCTTCATCTTCCGCCGCGATTGTTGCAGTCTGCTCAAGCAGTTTGAAATCTATATTACCGTCTGAATCCACCAATTCTTTGCGTTGAGATTTTAAAGATTCCTCGATAAGAGGTAAGCAGGATTCCAACGAACGTTTAATCTCAAGTGGGGCAACTTCTCCGATATGCTTCATACCTTCGTCAAGTATACTAGCCGTCAAAAGCGTCGCAGTTGAGCTACCGTCACCCGAACTTTTATTTGCCCTTCCGACTGCTTCACTGAGTATCTTCCTGCCAAGTTCCTCAATAGGGTCGGCGAAGTGAATACGCTCCAAAACTGACGCTCCGTCGTTACTTACCAGATACCCTGGCGAACGCATATCCTCAAGAATACTATTAGACCCCGAAGTCCCCATCGTGATAGCGATAACTTCCGAAGCCCGCTTAATACCCGACATTAACTTCTCTCTTGCCTGTTCTGATGTGTATAAATTATCGCGATTAGACATATTTTTGTGATATAATTTATTGAGTCATATTTTTATTTCAGGATATTCTCTAGAAAATAATGGGTCTGATTCTTGTAAAGCCGAGCGAATCATGTATGAAAGTATCACATGACGGGGCATATCGCTTCTAAGATGCATTTTCTCTCCACATCTCTCGCACCGTACTAACTCGCCTTTTTCTGTATAACTTATGTTTATCCATTTATGTAACCACCCTCGATGTTTTCCGCAGACACTGTTTTGGTATCTCGTCTTCTCCATTTATTTCTTCGCTTTTACGTCTTTCCATTTAACGAGCCAGAACCATTCATCATCTTCTCCGGTCGGATGTTTACTCGCAAGCCATGAATCAAACCATACTTTTTGCCCTTTCTTTGCCCACCAGAACTTATACCAAGGACGATCGCTCAACACTATTCCTACCTCATCGAAGGTACCTTTTTCGGTCGGCAAGAATGTCGTATGCTTTAATGGTTCGATGACCAAGTGTCCATTTACGGGCTTTACTATTGCTTCCATTATCTTTATTTTACCATGAGTTTATATTTAATTGCAATGTGTATAACCTGTTTATTCCTCTTTAATCTTGGATAGGACAGAGAGTATTACTTCTGTTTATCTTTTTCTTTATTTCCTCGCGGCAAGCGTTCCAGCCAATATCCTCTGATTCTGCTAAATCCTCATCGTCATCGGGATATTTCCTCTCCTCCGGCACGAACCCAGCGACGATCTGCTCAACCTCTTTCTCTTTTTTCTCTAGCTCGGCGGCGAAAAAGGCTTCAATCTTCCCAAAATCCACAAATGAAAATATCTCATCGTTCCTTATGACCTTTAGCCCGAAATCTACCGTTTTGCTTTCTCCGTCGCCAGACATCTCTAGTAACTCGTCCGTTAACCGTGCGTGTTCCGCAACTTTTGCATGAAACCTCTCCCTCCACTCTTCCGAACTAAACGCTTTATGTATGGGGGTCATGGGGTTATTTAGGATTCTTTTTTGACTTTTTCGGGGCGACTTCATCCCATTTTCTTAAACTATATGACCAATCATCGAGTATTCTCGCGGCTACCGTAGGAGCTACTCGCACGGTGAACCATACTCCAATAAGAAAACATAAATCCTTAATAGCTTTTTTCATCATAGTAATTGCTTAATTTCTTCTATAAGAGGGGGTTATTTTTTTGATTCTTTTTGTTTTCTTTCGGCGCGGGGGCGGAGGTGCGATTATTTCTTCTTTCATGTTCCATGTTCTCCGTAAGTTATTACATTAACCAACCAATAATTAACCCCAAAGGTATGTACCGCTCCAACTGCTTTAATCTTTTTCATTTAACATTTTATCGGTCATTTTCCCTCGCAAGTCAA